TGGAGCATTCGTAAAGTTGTCTCAATTATGAACGTAATGATTAAAGTTCAAGACGGAAAGTACACAACGAATGTTGCACCCAGGAATTGTGTCGTAATTGACGAGAGTGACATTCCTGAAAACTGGCAGGACGAATATTAAGGAGAGTTGAATGACTGTTGATTTGATCGCGTACACACAGCGAGTTGTTCCTACAAGTGATAAGAATCCTTTAGATATTGTGGAGGAAGCTGCGAGTATTTGTTACGATTCTTCAATGACTGACGATTATAAGATTGTCAAGGGATGTAAGGCAAGCGGTCACTATTCTGTGCTTGAGCACATCAATTTTACGTTTTACGTCAAAGATGTAAGCCGAGCACTTCTGGCGCAGATTAGTCGTCATCGACATATTAGCATGAGCTGCCGCAGCCAGCGTTATTGCAGCGAGGATGGATTCAAGTATGTGAACCCGTTTACCGGTGAAGATGCTGATGTTTTCGATAATATGATGTCGGACATTGATACCGATTATCAGATTCTCAAGAAGTATCACAACGCCAAAAACGAAGATGCCCGTGCAGTTCTGCCAAATGCTTGCTGTACAGAGTTTTACATTACGATGAACGCTCGTGCTTTGATTGAAATGAGTCATCTTCGACTTTGTTCTAGGGCTCAAAAAGAAATCCGCGAGATGTTTACAGAAATGAAGAAGGAAGTTACACAGGTTTGTCCTGAAGTAGCAAACTGGATGGTTCCTTCCTGCGAGGCTAATCCGAAGTATCCGTTCTGCCCAGAGGGTCGTGGTTGCTGTGGCCGTCATCCTCGGTTGGCAGATGTTTATAAGCCTATTGAAAAAAACAAGGAGGTTATTGATGCAAACACTTGACGAAATTAAGAAGAACGTAGACCATCCAGTCCATTACGGCGGTGCAGACAATCCCTACGAAGCCATTAAAGTGTTGCGAGAGTGGCAGCTGGATAAAGATGCTTACCTTTGGAATGTTGGTAAGTATCTGAGCCGTGCAGGTCACAAAGATGGCAATTCTCAGCTTCAAGATTTGACGAAGGCACGTTGGTATTTGGACTATAAAATCCGACTTTTAGAGGAACAACAGAAGATTGTTGAAAGTTTCGTAGATACGCTAAAGAAGATTCCTGATGAGGCTAATGATAAGCTGACTACGATGCCGGATTGCGGAGACGTCTATATTCCTACTATTGGAAAGACAGTAAAAGAATGCATTCAGTATGTTCCTCGTCATGCAAAGCCTGACTATACGAATGATTTGGTTTTCCGTCCAGAAATCCATGCTCCAAGCATTGAAACTGCCGTGGTTCCTGATTGCGCCGATGAAGTCAAGTTTTAAGAGGTTTACATAAATGAGATACAACTGGGAATATCCGCTGGTAGCGTTGATGCTCCTAGCTATGATAATGACATTTTGGTTTTCTAAGGTCGTCCTTGGAATTTAAAGGAGTGATTGCATGGAATATGTGATTAAACGCGATGGAACGAAAGTTCCTTTTGATAAGAGTAAGATTGTAAATGCGATTGAGAAGGCGATGACCTGTACGCCTGGTGGTATCGACGCTCGTGTATCAAATGCAATCGCTGACTATATTGCCGATATGCCCGATATCCTATCGGTTGAGCAGATTCAGGATATCGTGATTGACAGTCTGAAAAATAGTCCTTTTTCAGATGTAGCAGAAGCGTATAGTCAGTGGCGTAAATATCGTCAGGAAATCCGAGAAAAGGAAAAGACTAATGCGAGCATTTTGGATATCATCGATATTCGGAACGATGCAATCAATCAGGAGAATAGTAATAAGAACCCTACTGTAAACAGCGTCCAGCGCGATTATATGGCTGGCGAGGTATCCAAAGAATTGACAGAGCGACTGTTGCTTCCGAAGGATATTCTGGATGCGCATAAGGCGGGTATCATTCATGTACATGATACAGATTATTTCGTTCAACATATGCACAACTGCGATCTGGTCAACCTGGAGGATATGCTGCAGAACGGTACTGTAATCTCTGGTACTGGAATTGACCGACCGCACAGCTTCTCCACCGCCTGTAATATCGCTACGCAGATCGTTGCTCAGGTGGCTTCTAACCAATACGGTGGACAGAGTATTACTTTATCTCATCTGGCTCCGTTCGTAGATGTTTCTCGTAAGAAAATCGAGAAGGAAGTCCATCAGGAGTTTTACGATATGGTCCAAAACAATGAGATTGATAAGATGCCAGCAAAGGAGACCATCAATCGCATTGTTGAAGAACGTTTACATAAAGAAATCGCTCGTGGTGTTCAAACTATCCAGTATCAAGTGATTACGTTGATGACAACCAATGGTCAGGCTCCTTTCATTACCGTATTCATGTATCTGGATGAAGTTCCTGAAGGACAGACTCGTGATGACTTGGCTGTTATCATTGAAGAAATGCTAAAACAGCGTATTCAGGGTGTTAAAAATGAAACCGGAGCGTGGATTACTCCTGCGTTCCCGAAGCTGATTTACGTTCTCGATGAGGATAATATTCATCCTGATTCTAAATACTATTACCTGACGGAGTTGGCTGCTAAGTGTACTGCAAAGCGTATGGTTCCCGATTACATTTCTGCAAAAGTTATGAAGGAACTCAAGGGTGGCGTGTGGGTCAGCATGGGGTGTAGATCATTCCTAACGCCTGACCGAACTACTGAGAATGTGGCTAACGCAAAGAATTGGGTAAAGGGTCATAAATATTATGGTCGCTTCAATCAGGGTGTGGTCACCATCAATCTGGTGGACGTAGCTTGTAGCTCTGGAAAAGACAAAGATAAGTTCTGGAAGATTTTTGATGAGCGTCTTGAATTGTGTCATCGAGCACTTCAGATTCGACATAAGCGTTTACTCGGAACTGTTTCTGACATGAGTCCTATTCATTGGCAGTATGGAGCACTGGCTCGCCTAAAGAAGGGCGAAAAGATCGACAAGCTGCTCTTTGGCGGCTACTCCACCATCAGTCTGGGCTACGCCGGTCTGTATGAGTGTGTGAAGTATATGACCGGAAAGAGTCACACCGATTCTGAAGCAAAACCGTTCGCTCTTGAAATCATGCAGCACATGAACGACAAGTGCAACGAGTGGAAGAAGGCCGAGAATATGGACTATTCCCTCTACGGCACCCCGCTGGAATCCACCACTTACAAGTTCGCCAAGTGTCTGCAGAAGCGGTTTGGCATTATTCCTGAAGTAACTGATCATGAGTACATTACCAATTCTTACCATGTCAATGTTCGTGAACGCATTGATGCATTCACTAAGCTGAAGTTTGAGAGCGAGTTCCAGAAGCTTTCGCCGGGCGGTGCCATCAGCTATGTGGAAGTTCCTAATATGCAGCAGAATATTCCTGCCGTAATTAGCGTTATGAAGTTCATCTACGACAACATTATGTACGCCGAGTTGAACACCAAGTCCGACTACTGTCAGGTGTGCGGTTATGACGGCGAGATCAAGATTGTGGAGGACAACGGCAAGCTAGTGTGGGAGTGCCCGAATTGTGGTAACCGCGACCAGAATAAAATGAATGTCGCACGGCGTACTTGTGGGTACGTAGGAAGCCATTTTTGGAATCAGGGACGCACCCAAGAGATTCGTGACCGAGTAGTTCATTTGAGCGACAACTAAATAACGTATAAGTGGTGGGTTGGTGGGATTACATATGAAAGAAATTATTGTTTTCTTTGTGATTGTATGGGTTATCGCCTATTACATTTTAAAAGATGACTACAAAGATTGAGGAGATACTTATGAAGAAATTTATGGCAATTTTTGTTGCATTCCTTATTGCAGTTGGTACGGTGCTTTGTACAGAGCGAGTACATACTGGCTATGTTGGTGTTGTTTATTCTGCAAAGGGTGTTGAGCAGCAAACTATTTCTCAGGGCTGGCATTTTATGAGTCCGTTGAAGCATGTGTCTGAGTTTCCGATTACTCAGCAGCGAGTAGTCTTTTCTAATGCTCCGTCCGACTATGGCGCAAAGGAACACGCAGATTGGCACATTGACGCTCCTGCTAATGGCGGTACGATTGCAATCAACCTGACTGTCAATTATAACTTCCTGCCGGAGCATGTTGTTGAACTGTACACCAAGTTTGGTGGTATGGACGGTGAGAGCCTGATGGAGAGCAAGATTCAGAACGATATTATTGCTTACGTCAAGGAAGTTACTCCTCAGTTTAGTGTCATGCAGATTTATTCCGATGACCGTGCAGGCGTTAATACCGCAATCACCAACTATCTGAATGAGAAGCTGACCGCAGAATATGGTATCAATGTTTCTTCCGCACTGATTGTTGATGCACAGCCTGATGATACCCTGATGCAGAAGATTCGTGCCAAGGAGCAGGCAAAGCAGGATGCAGAAATTGCAGAGCTGAATAAGCAGACCGCTCTGGCTCAGGCAGAGACTGATAAGGTTAAGGCACAGACAGAAGCTGACGTTAAGATGATCGAAGCACAGGCCGAGGCTGATGCAAACAAGGTACTCTCGGAGTCTATTACTCCTGAACTGATTCAGATGAAGGAAGCAGAAGCTCGTCTGAAGCATGGTTGGGTCACCGTTCAGGGTGCAGATACAGTCGTCACCAAGGGTGAGTAAATGAGGCTTTAAAAATGAAAATTTTCGCAAATATCTTAGGATTTATTTTATCCTGGTTTATCACAGTCCTTATTCTCTACGGTGTTTGGAAAATGCTTGGGCCAAATTTTAGACTGTGGGTTGCAAGTGGAATCTGGTTAATTCTACTTGTGTTTGGAGGTTTTAAAACTAACAAGAGTCAATAAATAAATTAGTAGGGTGGGTGTGGTGGCATGAAAGGAGCTATATGGATTATTGGTCTGTTGAAGTAATGTACTACGATGATGGGCATCAGGAACTCAATACATATATGGTCAAAGCGCAGGATCAAAATGATGCCATGAACAAAGCACATCATCGTTTTGAAAAATCTCATCCTGGTATGAGTTGCATGGTTCAGAATGTAGAAAAGGCAGGTGGTTAAGATGGAAGACGAAAATATCGTTTATGAAAACATCAATCCTGAAGATGACAACGAAAGATATTTTCTGACTCCTTGGGGTTGCCTTTGCTGTGCGTTTGCAGATTTTAGTCTAAAACCTCCTGAAATCTCTGGAAAGATGGCTGATGCTCTGATGGATGATTTCTTTGAGATTATGGAAGCGGCGGGTATTTTAGAGAAGAAGGGAAACGATGATTGTTAAGTTCTTAAAACATCTTCTCTGTTGGTTCCTTCCTAAATGCAGCCGATGTGGCGGATCGATGCTCTATGATAGTAATCACAGCTGGCATGACAAGTGGCACTTCATCTGTGACACTTGTGGCCGTGAAAGGTGGGGTTCGTTATGAATTATGGTCAAACTCGTGTGTATGGCGTAATCTTGTCGTATATCAAGGCTGATGGTGAACGTGGTTTTTCATACTATGAGGTCCCCGCCGACAGCGAATATGAAGCAATCCAATATGTACGCAATCAATGGCATCGTGAACATCTGTTTGCTACTTACGAACCAGACGTGAGCGCTCGACTTTTATATACTGATTATTGGAGTGCTTGATAAAAGTGCCGTTTTGTGAGGTAAATATATGAAGAAATGGACAAAAGACCTTCTTGAAGCTAATGGATACGAGCTGAGAAACGCATACATTAAAAATGTATCTTTTGGAATAGAAGATTACGGATTTCTTTCTCTTACACTCACTTTAGAAGGTGATGGATGGGGAGTAAATTACACAGGTCCTTCTATCGGTAGAAAATACTACATTAACGAAGAGTCCATTAAAGATGGAAATGCCGCAAATTTTGAAGGTTATGAAGGCGGAGCTGAAGCTATCGTAAGGATTTTAGATGTTGTTGATTGTTCTGAACTTGAATCACTAAAAGGAAAATATATCCGTGCTGCTATCAAAAGAGGAGAATCTGTGAAAATCATCGGTAACATTATCAAAGATCAGTGGTTTGATTATGGTTCGTTCTTCGATGACTATAAGACAAAACAGGAGTGTGATAGGGATGACTCTTGAGCAAGCAATCGAGATTCTTGACCCAAAAAATCCCTATTACGAAGATTCATATACAGTCCACCGTGCTCGTTACATGGGAATGGAAGCACTTAAAATTCGAATGCCTAAAAAGGTTAAAAATGCACCATTATGTGAAATGGTCTTATGTCCAAGTTGTGGATATAGTTATCTATACAAGAAACTTGAAAAACTAAAACCTCCGTTTGATAATTTTTGTCCAGAATGCGGGCAAGCGTTGGATTGGAGTAGTCTTAACTGGCCGGACGATAAGTACGAATACGAAAAACTGCTCAACAAGATTAAGAAAAACAAGGATTGTAGCAAATAAAATTCCGCTTTTAATAGAAAGGAAAAATGATGATTGATATTTCTAGCTGGCACACTGTTGCCGACAATCCACCCGATAGGGTCCCACTGCTTTGCTATTGTGACGCAGATGGCAGTATGTTTCTTGGATTTGCTATTCATCCGTATTTGTCTCTTGATAGAACAGTGAGCCTCGTGAACTGGTACAAGCAAACTGGTTTGCACGAATGGCAGCGTGTAGAACACATTGTAACAAGATGGAAGGAAGTGACGTAAATGTTGACTGAGATTGCTTGGCTTATGACCAAAGCTTATATTATTTTGATTTTCTCCGCAGCGGTAATTCGCTCTGAGCAGATTCTGTATGACACATCTACATATATTTTCCGAGGCGACAAGAAGAATGGAATGTATGGCTGTATTGCGCTGAACATTTTTATTATCGTATGTGCAAGTATGTGGACGAGGTTTATTTGAGATGAGAACACTAGAACAAGTAGATTGCGACATTGAGATTGTAAGATACGACATGCACGAACTCATGAGGATGCGTCAGCCAATTTCTATCGTCGGAGAGGAATTAGTGGATCTTTATGAAGAACGAAATAAAATCTTGAAATCGATGGGTGATACAAAATGAACTACGCTAAAATCGTTCCATGTGATATAGCGAATGGCGAAGGGGTGCGCGTCACACTTTTCGTGCAGGGTTGCAATCACCATTGCCACGGTTGCCAGAATCCTACTACGTGGGACGCGAATGGTGGTCAGCCATTCACAGATGAAACGCTCGATAAAATTGTAGATTTACTTCGACCTGATTATATTCAGGGGCTTACGCTTACTGGTGGAGACCCACTGTATCCAGAGAACAGGGAGATGATTTGCAATATTTTAATAAGAGTCAGACACGAGTTTGAAGGAAGCAAAGACATTTGGATGTGGACTGGATATACATGGGAAGAATTGATTCAACAAGCGGCAGAAGAATTGAAATATCAAACTATTCCGACAACGGTAACAATTATTCGAAATATAAACGTGCTAGTCGATGGCCCATATATCGAATCCAAACGAGATATCTCTTTGCCGTACATGGGGAGTTCCAATCAACGTGTAATCGGCTGTAATAAGAGTTTTGCTTTACGAAGACCAGTCCTTTGGTGGACTCCAGAAGATGAGAAAGGAAAATAATATGGATTTAGGAAACGCAACTAAGTATTTTGGACGTAACGGAACTATTGAGGCTTGTTCTCGTGCTTATCGCCCTAACATTAAAATCAATAAACTGTACGAAGATGCTCATCTGCCGACTTATGGCTCGAGAAACGCAGCTTGTGCAGACCTGTACGCTTATATTGGTTTTGATGATGCAACGATGGTGAATAAGAACGGTGACCGTTGTATTATGATTCAGCCTGGCGAAATCGTTAAGGTTCATACTGGTCTGCGGATGGCTCCGCCGGAAGGTTGGTATGTCGCTATCTATGCTCGCAGCGGTTTGGCAACCAAGCAGGGACTTGCTCCTGCGAACAAAACAGGGATTTGCGATCAGGATTACCGTGGAGAGTATATTGTAGCACTACATAATCATTCTAATATCCCTCAAATGATTACTCACGGTGATCGCATTGCTCAGATGGCAGTTGTTCCGTTCTGGCAGGCTGATTTTGAAGAAGTTTCCGAATTGGACGAAACTGAGCGCGGAGCCGGTGGGTTTGGGAGTTCTGGAAAGTGAGGATACTATGAAAGTATTTCACAAAGAATGTGATGGGAATACGGTTGGTTTTGCCTGTGTTGTTGATGGGGAGAATTTTATCGAAAAACGGTTTTCCTCGGAAAAAGAGACTTTAATGTATTGTATGGCATTGGAAGACCTTGGATATAAAGAAGTAGACGCGATTTTTCTATGTGCGTGGAACAAAGAAAAGTTGGTAAGAGAAGATCTTGAGAAAATTTGTAAAGAGCGTGAGAGCTTTCAGAAAAGATTATTCTATGCAACGCAAAAATTTTTAGAAGCTAGTAATGAGTTCGAGAAACATAAAGAAAGATATAATATTACAGAGTAAAGGAGAAAATGATTATGGCTAAGTATTTTTATGTTTATCACGTTAATGATGGCACCACTGATTGCATCGTAAAGATGTTCAACACAGACTCTGTTGTCAATGGCAAGAAGAGTACTTATATCGCTGAGAAAAAGGTTGCATCTAGTGATCTGCAGGGCTTTACCAGTGGTATCAAGGCGGCAGGTTTTCAGCTGAATCAGGAACTCGCAAATGCTGATACTGCCGAACAGGAAGCAAAACGAATTCTGGCAGCTAAGATGGCCGATTATCATGCCGCACGCGACGCATATGCTGAGGCTGCCGATAATCTGAAAAAGGTAAACGCCAAGTTTGGTATTGTGTAATGAAGTATTATTTTGTAGAGCACTATTATGATAAAGGCGCACCTTTTGGAGTGTCAAGTAGGGTTAAGCTGTATTCAGGAAATGATTTGATTGCTATACACGAGCACATTCATTACGATCAAATAAAAGGATATTGTAAATGTCTTGAAGATCTTGGGTACGAGGAAATACGTAATTATGATGGCGTTGAATGGCTAATTGATAAGTGCAAGAAAACCTTCGCTGATGAAGATATAAGCATTATCGAGTCATGGTTTGAATTGACTGGCTGTTGGCCTACTGAATAAAAGGTAAATTTTACGGAGGTTTTTATGATTGTTATTGGATATCCATGTATTGGTAAAAGTACATACGCAGTTGGTCATCCGCATCGTGCAATCGATCTTGAAAGCAGTAATTTTGTAAAGGACGATAATTGGGTCAAATCGTATTGCAACGTCGCTATTGATTTATCAAGACAGGGACATGTTGTGTTCGTATCTTCACATGATGCAGTTCGTAAACAGCTTCTGAAGAGTGATTACGAATATGTTTTTGTGATCTATCCAGCTCTTGATATTAAAGAAGAGTGGCTTGAACGGCTTCACGAAAGATATTTAGAAACAGAACTCGAAAAAGATTATCGTGCATGGCAGCGTGCTCTGAATCATTACGATGAAGATATTGCAAAGCTCAAAGAAGATGCAAAGGGCTTTAGTGGTTTTTATGAAATTGGTCATGGTCGATATGACCTCACGGTAATTCTGGATGAATTTGACTATAGTTCGACTTGGGATCATTTGTGATTGCTAATTAAAATTTATGGGTGGGTGGGAGGAATAAATATATGAAACGGAATGTTACAATAAATCAGACTCAAATTTGTAATGGCGATAACTGTACTCAAATTGGAATCATTCGCAACGATGAAGTATATGTCATGCAAACAAGTTCTCCGAAAAGAGAAGGCCCAGCGGAATTTACATGCAGTATGCCTGAACAGAAACATTATTTAAAAAATATCCTTTGTAAGATTGTAGAAAAACTAAATAATCTTATTGGATGGATTATAGATGTGTGTAACGATATTTGATCAAGGTGATAGTATGAAAGCACATATTCGAGAAGAAAAGAAAACAACTCCATTAAAACTTGGTGAGGGAACATTGTTTCAAAATAAGGACGACAAGATATACAAAGTATGCGACACAGCAGAATATGACGAGACGCATACAGACGATGAAGTTATCAAGGTTGCTTTATCTGAAGAAAATATGATTGTTGGGTCAAACTTTTTTAGTACATCGTTTATGTTTGCAGATTGAGGTAAAATGCTATGATTATGATTATCCAACACAAAGGGACTCCAAAGAAAAAGAGATATGCTGCAAAGTTTTCGTGCAAATGTGGATGCATATTTTGGGCTGATGACAAAGATATTAAATTTCCGAGTTATTCCGTTATACGAGAATACGCACCTGGCGTAAAACTAGCAGAATGCCCAGAGTGCGGAGAACAAGTTGTTTCTTGTTTTCCAGCAGTTCCAAGAGAAAAGATTTTTGTGGATTGAGGTGTAGATATGCATAAGACTGATAGTTTGAAAAATCCGGTAATCGTATTTCCATGTAAGAATTGCGGTTGTACAACCAAAATTCGAGTGGCTTCTTTTGAAAATCCTGATTTGGACATTCCTGAAAATAATGTGATTGCGTGCTATAGATGTAGAGCGGAAGTTGCTGGGTCTGAGTTTATTTCTTGGAAAGAAGCAACTAAAACTATTTTTACCGTGGAGGTGCCAGATGGCGACTAAGATTGTCAAACACGGCCATGAGCCAGAACCTCAGAAATTTGCTATCGAGTTTAAATGTCCTTATTGTCATTGTGATTTTTATGCCGACGACACATTTGATTCAATCTACAAAGACTATTATACCACAGCTGCTAATTTCGAGTTGCGATACGCTTGCCCTGAATGTGGAAAAACCGCTAAACAAATCGATATTGCAGATTACAATGAGGTATTCGGTAAACCAACATTTTTTGAGTGGCTAAGAGCTATTTTTGAGACACCACTCGGTAGGTATTATAGGATTCAAAAAATCTTGAAGAGCTTGAGCGAAGGAGAAGAATAATGGCGATTAAAATCATTCAACATAAAAAGAAGTCTGTAAGATTCGCTCTGCACTTCAAATGCTGCTGTGGATGCGAGTTCTGGGCAGACGATAAAGAGGTTTTCGATTATTGCATGGGAAGTGATATCGTATCACAACATCTTTGTTAGAATGCGTATTGCCCGGAGTGTAAACGACTCGTCCAAAGTGGAGAAAGTCCTGTGCTGAGAGAAAAGATTTTTGACGATTAAAATGTATGTTTTAGAAAGAAGTGAGAAAGAATGGTTGTTTGCAGTAAATGTTTACATAAAGAAGTATGCGCTTTTAGGAAGCAGCTAGGAAATTGCTGTACTGAATCTTGCAAAAATTTCTTTGGCTGGGTCAAGGTCATGGATGAGCGTCCGATTCTTTTAAAAGATAACCTTGTAATAAGCGATTATGGTAATTCATTTATCGGATATTACGATTACAACAAAAGAGATCGAGAGCACTTTTGCGATGCAAACACCCTCGAAAAAATTTATGAATGTCCATCTTACTGGCTGAAAGGACTTGATTTACATGAGCAGGAAAAAATCGCTAACAAAGAATACGAGTGTAGGAAATCCAATATGGGACAAGTATGAGATTGTGGGAGTCTCTTTTGACACATCAAATAATCCAAACAAGAAGTTCTTCAAGCCGGTTTACATAATGCCGGATGGAGATGTCGTAGCTTGCGATGGAACTCACGATTTCAATTATGATCCTAACAAAGAAATTCAAATTGTTCCAAAGGAATCTATCCCATTTTATGGCAAGCCAACAGAGCCTGCTGTTTATTGTGATGATGATGGCAACTGTGTGGATGTTGACGGTAATCCTCTCGGTATGAAATGGGATGACTTTATGGAGAAACAGTTCCGAACGGTAAATAAATAACGTATCATCGCTATAAAAATTAGAAAATAATACGGTAAAACTAGACTTTTATGAGGTAGATTGAATGGACGATAGATTTTCAATCGAAAAGAATCACTGGGAAATACAAAATCCAGAATGGGAAAGCTATTCTCATTTCATCTGCACTAAAGACCATTATTGGACTGGTGTATACGGTATCAGCAACTATTTTCTTCAATATAAGAATTTTAGCAGAAGTAAACCAGTCGAACGATTTTCTGTAGAATGGCCGAACTTCGTAGAGCACATGTGGTTTATCCATTGGCGTGGCCCATGGGATTATATTTTTGCTTCATATAAATTATCCGAGATCAAACGATTTTTAGAACTTGATATTGAAGCCATTAAAAAGAACCATTGGCCGGATGGCCGTTGCACTTGCTACAGTATTTATGACTACGTGACGAAAAAATGGTACTATTTTAAAATCGAAAATTTGGGAACATTTTATGGATGCACGTGGCCGTTGGGTGATGATACGTGGGAGGTGATTAGTTGTGACTAAACAAATAGGCTATTATAAATCCGACTGGTACATTATGGGCATTGATGGAAAATATAACAATGCCTGTATCTCGCATACAGAATCGCAGCTTCGATATACAGTTCCAAGGTCGCCAGAATGGACAATCAACGGACTGGGTTTTGCTTACCTTAGAGAACATGGATTTGAAGATTATCCTGAACTCTATGGTATTGTATTCTATGATATGGAGTGGTGGAGACGAAAACGCTATCCGGGTGACTTTTATGTAGAGATACCAATTTGCGATTCATGTGCGGATACCTTTCATTTAAAATGGCGTTGTAAGGAATTTCGTGTACATCAGTGGTCTAACTTGAGAAAAGAAACAAAGTGGGTGAAAGGCAGAAGTAACTACACTATTTGTGAGCTCGCCCATAAATTACCACATGAAGAGTTTATTGAGTATTTGAAAGACAACGGCATCTATATTGTAAACGAAAGTGGTGTTGAACTTGGATGGTAAAGATATAAAGCTTTCTCTTGGCGAGAAAATCTTGTTATCAATCATTGTTATATTCGCAACTCTCTTCATTGGATATTTTGTATGGGTAATTGGCGACAGTATCTATCGTCATTATAATCCGATTGAGTGGACTGCCACTATTGAAGAACTGGAATCTGGCATCTACGGATATACATCTGCTATGGTATCTAATGTCCCAGCAGAAAATTATGAGATGCTTACGGTTCTTTGTAATGGCACTTATATGAATATCAAAGGACATGTAAAAATTGTATATGATAGCAACGCTCCATATATCGAATATAAGTCAACCAATACTGTTAATGCTGACTCTGTAATAATTCATGTTCAAAAAGGACAGATTAAAAATAATGGAGTTAGTACAGTAACGAGGTGATTTTTATGGAAGAATTAGGGTTTTATAAAGACCAAACAGAATATTACAAAAGATCAATCGAAGATCTACTGCACCATTATACTGATAGCTGTGGCATGTGTACGGCTAATTTAGATTGCAGTGAATGCGTTGTGAATGATTTTATCAATCAGCTACGAAATATTCTGTATAGTAGCAGCGAATATAAAGGAGAACATCGATGAAAGAACTTGGATTTTAAAGAAAGGAGAGTTCGATGCTTGTAAAAGATTACGGCGGTGAAATCGATTGGAATATCGGCGCGTTTTGCGGCCATGATGAAATGATGTTTGATATTGACAAAGCTTGTAAAATGGCTTGTGAGAAAAATGGCATCAGATATGTGTTTGGCAGCATTTCCACAGTCTTGCAGGGTGGTCGTATCCCTCAGCAAAATCTTCCTGTGTCAGAAGTCTTATCCAGAGCAGATAAGTATAATGAACTTGGTCTTGGAGTTCGCCTGACATTCTCAAGTCCGTTTGTTACACGCGGCGATCTCGTTGATGAAACTTCAAATATTATGTTGCGGCACCTCGATCATAATAATCAGAATGGTCTTATAAACCGTAACGGCGTTATTGTTATGTCCGATTTACTTGCTGATTATATTCGCTACATGTATCCCAATCTTGAGCTGATTTCTTCGCAAGTAAAACCGTCTGTCGAAGTCGGTCTTGGGAATGATTCTGCTGAATATTATAACCGTCTGCTTGACCGTTTTGATATTGTTGTTGTGAATCCATTTAAGATCCATGATGAGCAGTTTATTAAGAATTTGCATGACCATGATCGAGTAGAATTCATCGTCAATCACCGGTGTCTACCGAACTGTCCCATGGCTGGCCGTCACTATCAGCTGAACACAAAGCTGGGTCAGGCTATTGCCAAGGGCGATGATATTACGGAGCTACAAAATCAGTTAGTGACAGTATATAACTATTGCGGCTCTACTCGAAACAGCAATCCTCTTCTTGGTACATCTATGAATGAAGATGAAATCAAAATGCTGGTTTCACAGGGATTTAAGCACTTCAAAATCGAAGGCCGTGAAAATAATATCATCTCTTTTGTGCGTGATCTGGGCGACTATGTTTTTAATCACGAAATGTTTGAGCGAGTCGTTCATGCCATTGCCGGTATGATGTTGTAAGGAGGTTCACAATGATTATTGATTGCAAATCTATCGCACAAGATATCAAAGATAAAATCAAGAATATTATCGCAGAAGATGACTATGCTCCTATTTTACATATTTATCAAGTAGGGGACAACCCTGCATCCAACGCTTATATTAAAGGTAAATTACGTGACTGTGAAGAGGTGGGAATCGAAGCGGAGCTTATCAAGTTATCAGAAGAGATTACTGAAGATGGGTTGAATGATAAGATACAGGAAGATTATAATTATGAAAACGTAGATGGTATCATTGTTCAGCTTCCGTTGCCAAAACATATCGATCCTAAAAATATTTGTATTCCAGATGAACTTGACATTGATGGCTTTAATTCTACATCACCATTTCAGCCTTGCACTCCGCTTGGCGTTATGAAGATTTTTGACTCCATCGGTTACGATCTGGATGGCAAGAATGTACTTGTATGTGGTCAGTCTGATATCGTAGGTCGTCCGTTGGTCGATATGCTGATCGGGAGACACTGTAATGTGATCTCTGTTAATAGTACAGGGAGCTACATGAAGAATACTGCTTACGTTACAAAACTAGCAAATGTTGTCATCTCTGCGGTTGGAAAACGCAATTTTATTTCTCGTATAGATCTATTCAACACAGACATCTGCATTGACGTTGGCATCAACTATGACGAGAATGGCAAGCAACATGGAGACTGCACTGATGAAGTTTACGACATGAAAGATATTATGGTGACCCCTCGTATCGGTGGCGTTGGGCTGATGACCAGGGCGATGCTCTTATATAATGTGTGCGTGTCACGATACGGGTCGGAGAAGATGGAGGAGATTCTATGAAAGAAGTCCCAATCTGGGAAAAAGCCACCCTTACAATAGAAGAAGCTGCAGCATATTCGAATATTGGTCAATGCAAACTTCGAGAAATGGCGGAAGAACAAAATTGTCCGTTTGTGCTTTTTGTAGGCCGAAAACGTCTTATCAAACGTAAAGCTCTTGAAAAGTACATAGAACAGTCTTATTCAATTTGAAATTTGAGCTTTGGTGTGGTATACTCATGTCGTCACATCAAGGCTCTTTATTATAATGTAAGGAGTCTAATATTATGGAAAGACGTAAAGATAACAAAGGTAGAGTTTTAAAAGAAGGTGAGAGTCAAAGAAAAGATGGCCTGTATCAATACCGCTGGACAGATAAATTTGGAAAACGGCATACTATGTACGCAAATGATTTAAAAGCACTTCGAGATAAAAAGAAACAAACTTTAGAGTCTGACGTGGAACAGGCCGATGTGATAATAACCATGTATGAGTTGATAAAACGATATGAAACTATTCACAAAAAATCACTTAAAGAAACTTCTGCTTATACACGAGGGCAATATCTTAGAAAAATAAAAAACGATCAATTCGGAGAAAAAAATATATCATCAATATCGACATTAGATGCGAAAGAATGGTTCTTATCTCTTAACGAAAATGGAATGAGCCAATGTGCTATCGGAAATATGAAAAATATAATTTCTCCTGCTTTTCAAATGGCTGTTGACGAGAATATGATTTCTTATAATCCGTTTTCATTTAGATTGAATAAACTTATAAAGCCTACGAAAAAGAAAAAAATTTTATTGTCAGAAGAGCAGTATAAAAAACTTATTGACTTTTCTAAAACGAGTAAAGTCTATAAGAAATATACAGATATGCTTATTATACTGCATGAAACAGGAGTTCGTGTTGGTGAGTTATGCGGAATAACAATTGATGACGTTGATTTAAAAAATAATTGTTTAAACATAACACATCAAATATCATATGTCCCAGGAATTGGAACATTTGTGCAAGAGCCAAAAAGTGAAAGCGGGAAAAGGAAAATCCCCCTTACTGATAGCGCAAGAGAAAGTTTCGAAAGGCTTATTTGTCAAAGAGAAGCATTAAATGATCCTGGTCCAGAGATGGATGGATATACGTCGTTCCTATTTTTGAAAAGAGGAACCCTTTCTCCAAAAGACAAAGATTCCGTCAAGTCAATTATTGAAAGTATGATTGGAGCATACCATAGAGAAACAGGCGACACTCTACCAAAGACGACACCACATACTTTTCGGCACATGTTCTGCACAAGACTGATTTCTGCTGGTATGAACGTTAAATCTGTTCAGTATTTAATGGGTCACGCTAATATACGAATGACGTTGGATGTATATGCAGAGTACAATCTGCCTGTTACAGTTGACGATTTTTTAAGAATAGCAAATGGCTGA